ACTCTTGGTAGTCTCAACTGAAATCTCCGACTCCTTGCCTAGAGTACTCGCGCCACCATCCTGAGATCTTGACGCTCTGTCGGGAGCTTGGATAAACTTATTAATGACCTTTTCTCTAGGCCCGCTGCCATCAGTCCACGCTTTCTTAGCATTCTTAACAGCAGTTTGACGTATCGTTGAAAACTGCCGCGCCATGTCTATATTTCCAAATGCCTTGGTAAACTCTATATCCGTATGCATCTGTGGCATCCACTGCTTCAGAATTGAATTTATATCATTCTCAAGAAATGATCTTCCACTACCGCCAAACTCTATATTTTCTCCAGCAAGAACAATATCATCCACCCAAATACTGCGGCCCTTAAACGTGCCGCTAACACCAGCGCCCTCAACATCAAAATCTTCCACACTTTGGAGTCTGCCAGAAGCCTTAATAATCTGATTCCTGACTGATCTAGAATGAGCCTCGTAATTCCCCACCATTTTTTTCACATAATCAGGAGCGTCAGCCCGCGAAGAATTTTCAATTTGCCAGCGGGTTATTACTGTAGTGGCTTCCTCAATATTTCCATTCAAGACATCATGCATGTAAATTCTAGGCAAAAAACTTCTGGAGCCGAAAAGATCTAATTCCTTGGAGCCAGACTTGCGTCTGGCAATCTTGAACAAACCCAATCCGTCTGCTTCATCAGATAGTCGTGAAAATATCTGCCTTAAATAATTGATCTGCTTCTGTATAATTGGGTTTTCATCATAATCGCCGTAACGAAGACCCCTGGAAATCCGTGCTCTATACTCAGGTATATATCTAGATCTGTCAGTTTCACTCTGCTTGAAGACACGCTCCTTCTCGGCTTTAGTGAATTCTGCGACAGTTTCTGGATACGCAGGGGATCTATCAGTCTCTTTGCCCAATCTATAATCCATTAGCGATTTATCATTCTTGCTAATAGCTTCTGCTAGCTCAACACGGCGCATGTTTATGCCCGTCTCGATATCTCCTGGCGTAGTGTGGCCGCGCGTATTACCGACATTCACAGGAGTTGGGACTAGCCGCATCGTGTATAGACGAGTCGCTGCATTGAGGGAATTCATCCCATGCATCATAGGGTTCGCTTTTATCTTCTCTAGTCCAAGCGCCCCAACGAGTTTCGATGTCCAACCAAGATTTCCAATGTACTGCTCATCAGAATATCCGGTAACTCTGTCTATATCAGCGCGCTGCGCTGCGCTTTCTTTATTAGACTGACTGATAACATCTTCTTCGGAAAGCCTTTGAGGCCCAGCAACACCCTCAGAATCTATATAGTCAGGATGGCGATCAGCCTTCGCATGGCCAAACCCGCCCTCCTCAACCATTTGATCTAGAATCGTAGAATCTCTAGTCCCATCAGGCCGCAAGCTGTCGTACTTATCATGGATCATATCGGCATGAGAAGAATGGGCATCAATAGAAATCGGCCTATGAGCAATCCCCTGGTACGACTGAGAATCCAGCAGCGCTAAAGCATAATCATTAATGCGATTTTCATAAGCTACAGTAGACTCGCCCTTAGACTGCTTGTGCACAGTATGTAAATATTCATGCTGATGAACAAAGTCGCTCCACTTCTCAAAACTAAACTCGCCCTCATTGGCTAATTTATGCGGCTCCCTAAAATGATCATTGTCTAAAGCATCCACGCGCACCTTTTTACCAGTGACCTTATCTGTAAATTCCTTGGGCGATCTCCAGGCCCTACGCTCAAATTGGCTCTTTAACTGCGCTATATCTATATAAATAGTGTGCTCGTTTTGCCTGTAAAATGCAGGCTTGTTGCTAGGGTTCGTCGTATAAACAAATGACGCCTTCTCATTCCACTTGGTTTGCGGCCTGATCCCTAACTGATTAGCCTTGTCTGTTCCCGGAAGACCGAAAGGAATATGGTTGTCCAACTCCTGAACAACAAGATCTCTGAGCCCCTCAGGATTGTGCCTAAATCGTCGAGCAACAGAATGAAACCCCATCCCAATAGCTGAGGAAAGAACCATATCGCCAATAATATTTAGAGAAGATTCCTCTATCGTTCTGCCAACCTGAGTCTCGTGCAAGATGACTTCATTCGTTGCCGTAGCTATAAGAGCCGAGCTAACCGCTCTAAAGGCAGCGCCCATCACAGTAGTAGATCCGCCAGTGAAAAGGCCCACTGCTAAATTCATCGGGTCAACCGTTCCCACCATAAGACCGGCGACCAGACTGGAGGTTAGGCCAGATTCCGCAAGGATGCCCTTCTGGGAATCCTCCCAAGATAATTTTTGCTTCAGCAGGGAATAGTGCGTGTCATTCTTAGCTTCTTTTAAAGTATCGAACAGATGGATTTCATCGTTATCCAACATAGTCTTCATTGGATCAAATCTAGGATCTTTATTGCCAGTCTGACCCTCAGAAAACCTAAGAGTGTCCCAGTTAAAGTGCTCTAAGCCAAAAATACCATTGATTCTATTGCTAGCTAAGGGAGACTCAAGATTCCACATAGACTCCAGTGTCCAAGAGAACGGCACATCGTTCCCATAGCCAGGGGACGAGTCCAGCAGACTCGTTCTTAGGGGGCTCCCATAAGATACCTGTCTATCTAAGGCCATTATTCCGCGTAGCCCCCAAGAGGCGTCTGGAACGGTACAGCGTCGGATCTACTGGTGTCGTTTAACTTTAGGGATTGCATATGGGAAATAACATGCCCCATATACTTCCCCCTTAAAGTATCGATTTCAGATTCAGGCACAACATTCTTATCCCAGGGATTACCAGCAGTCCAATTCGTGAGCGTAACAGTAGTTCTCTTGGCGCGGCTAGTAAGGCCGCCCCCGAGTAGGCTATCCCTAATATCCGCTATCTTTGTTTTAAGCGGAATCTGAGCAGCGGGAATAATAAATTCCACGGTGTAGCTTTTCATACCGCCGAATTTTCTGGCAGGACTGCCCGGACCACTGATAGTGTTGGGGACAATTCTAACGCCGTTAGGGGGCCCATTATTTGTGATGTTCTGCCACACAGAGTCTGCCAGAGGATCATTTTCAGAGGTCCCCCAGACGCCCGCTCCCCGCTCACCAATAAGCGGCGCAATGGGAACGCTTGGCGATATAGTTTCTATGCGGGCCAACTCCTTTTCAGAAAAGAAATCTTCCCCCAGTTCAGACCTGAATCTGTCGTTGACGAATTTTGCAAAATATCGGACAGGCTCCTTCCCGAGGTTGCCTTTTTCAAATGCATTTTTTATGTCACCTATATCAAAGCCACGTCTTAGCTGCTGTACTGTAATTCCCTGAGCCATGCCCTTCTGAATAGCCTCTATAGTCGCAAGCGACTTCAGGATCGCACTTTTATTCTGCAGGGCGTGTTTAGGCGACACGCTCTTCGCTAGGTTGTTAAAGGACGGGTAAGTATTCCCCTCAGGCGGGTGTTCAATAATAACAGAGGTCGGAGAGAGCTCAGGACCGGCACCAGTTACCATGGACGAAGCCCCAATGTCGCCCCGCAGCCGCCCCGCTTGGGATATCTCCTGAGCCTTACTGGTAATATAGGCTTCGAAGCCCGCCGTATTAAACTTCACAGCGGATTTAATTTTCTCTAGTCCCCGCATGACGAACGCCATTTCCACGAGATTGTCATCTCGTACGGTTTCAGGGCCTGTCAAGTATTTATAACTATGCATTAACCCCGTAAAACCGCCAAGCGCCTTCTTAAGAACGCTCACTACCTTGTCGCTGACCTCTACGTCAGACCCAAAAATAGTTCTGAGCGGGTTAAAATTAGAGGCAGTATTCGAAGACGCGCTATCAAAGGGGTCCGAATCGAGACGTTTTATAAGCTGGCCTGCCGCAGATCCGTCAGCAGGTATAGCGTCTACGAGATCGGCGCTGTCAGGCCCCGTCCTGTTAATAATACGGCTCATAAGTGCAGCTCGCCCCGTGTAATCAGAGGGACCGTACGCCGATGATCTGTAGGCAGTCTCCCAAGCATGGGAAACTTGCTGAAGGTCCGGGGGCACGCCTATAGAGTTATCAGAAAGCGTATTCACTATTGAGGAAGCCATCGCCCCCATCTCAAGATTCACCTTCGCATCTTCATGCGAGTCAGAAGCTTGCCGACCAGAGAGTGCGGACTTCAGGTACTCCCCATCTTTCATGGCAAGGCCGGGAAGAGCCCTGAGTACGGCCCTATACCTAGCGCCATGCTCACCTGCCGGATTGTTAAGAGCTAGATCCCTGACAGTCTGCGGCGCTCCGCCAGGAACGCCGATAAGCTTGTTCAGCCCAGCGCTCTGCCTAAGAGACATTACAATAGCGTCCGTATTACCCTCGAAAAGACGCGCATTATTAGGGTCTAGCTGGTTGATTAATGTAGTAAGACGGCCCCTTTCTTGCTCTATGGCACCTCTGACCTGGGAAAGAACCCCGCCTCCGGAATCCGAGCCCTCCTGAAGTATTGAAATCTGTGCGGGCAATCGCGGGATAACAATATTTGGGTTAGCGTACGCCGGTCCTGGAGATGGGCTGGCAATCGTAATAGATCCAGCCCCAGGATTGTCTATCTGAAACTGTACACGCTCTATAAGGGCAAGAGCAGCCGTCGCATCTTCAATGCTGGCAGAGTAGCTGACGGCAGCTAGATTGTCTCCTATCGAACCTACACGGTCCATTAAAGCAGAATAGAACCCAGCAGTCCCTAGGATATTCCGCTGTATAGCCTCGTCAGAGGCAGGCCCCAGACCAAGGCCGCGTGCTAAATCCATAAGGGTCCTGGCATTCTGACGCAGGAGATCCTCAGGAATAGGCCGACCATCGGCAATGTACACGCCAATAGCCTTAGCCTGAGCCCTGGCGGCAGATTTGCCCTGATCTATTCTCGCCCTTACCTTAGCCGCAGATGCGGTGGCTACGGCTCCTTCCCCGCCGGAGTTATTAAGAATAGACGCAAGAATTGGATAACTACGCAGATCACCATAAACGCTATCTAGGATCTCTACGCCAGAACCTTCGGTAGTAATAGCCTTCTGCAAAGACTCCCCAAGCTGTTTGCGGTAGGCGCGTACGCGGTCGTCAATCTCAGGAGGCGTCATCACTCCAACGGCCTTTTCTGAGAACCTCCGCAGGAGGCCGTCCTTCCAGTACTTATTAAGGAACTCCTGTAGTTTAACAATGTCATTTGCGGAGCTTGCGTGGTCAAGCTTTCCGAATGTAGACCGCAAGTCAATCGTCAGTGCGTCCATGTCGGACGACATTTTATATAGAAGATCATCCTTGCGCTGTTTTAAGACGACGGTATTCGCGTTGCCCTTCTCGGCGGCAATTACAGTGGCGATCCTGCTGTTGTAAATATTCTGCTGATTCACAGAAAGAGTATTGAGGAGAGCAAAGAACCCGGCAGGGTCCTTGGTCCTCAGACTATGTATGTAATCAGCTGCGTCGGAGAGGGTTTCAGGGCCAGCGGCATTCTCATTGCCGGTAAGGGTTAGCCAATCCAACGCCATCTTGTCGTACATCGGGTTTAAGATTGCCTTGGCCGACGTGTCATACACGGCCTGCACAGCTGTCGCCCTGGACCCCGTGTACAAGAGAACCTGACTACCGTCCTTACCGGAGAAGGTGGCGGCAAGCATCTTGTCTGTGTGCTCCCCGAGTTTCCTAAGCGCTTTAAGGCTGGCGCTGGAATCGCCGCCCTTGACGCCGGAGCTCTGCGTGAGTTGCTTTTGTAGTCGTTGCAGGGTGTTATTCAGGCCGCTCTCCTTATCAGAGCCCTCCCCTATCGCTATATTCCCGGCGAATTCTTCGGCTCCGTGCAGCCCAACCTTGCGCTTTTGCAGAGCTTCCTGGTTAATATGCTCAGAATAAAGGGGATTCGACGCTATATCGTCCAGAAGACTGATGTAAGATCGCGCATTTTGGGGGTCATATCTAACTATGTGGTCAAAGAATGCGCCCCCGATTGCATCGGCGTAGGTCTGAATCAGGGATTTCGTATAGACAGCCCCAAGCTGCTTGTCGTTTGAAATTCCACTATTTGGAGAGTCCTGCGTGCCATTCACCGTCGATAGGAAATCGTTAGCAGCGCTAGCCCTGGCTATATCGAACTTTCGTTTCCCTGACGCAGATGAGTCGCCGCCGATATCGGGATCTAAAAGCTTACGCTGTAAAGACGCTATATTCTTAGTGACGGTCTCCGTATGGTGACGTTTCCTCGCATCAACTCTCCCCTTCTGAAGGTCTTCAATCTTATTTCTACGCAGGCTTTTCCTGTAGTTATCCAGCCGTTCGTTAGAATTAGTTACGCCAGACAGCCAATTTGTAAAGATATTGCCCGACCCCGTGGCTTTTTCCATCGCTGCCTGAGCGGCTGAGTCTGCCGCGTATTCCCAGGCATCGGGGTTGTTCATGGTGTCTCTATGCGTCTTGGCTGTTTGATATGCGGCCTCGTGGGCATCTCCTATATCAACTCTGGCAACAGACTCTGCCGCAAGAACTGACTGATTGCGTTGTTGTGCAAGGAAATCTAAGCCAGCTAAACTAGCGTCTTTTATTTGAAGATACTTATTGTCCGGTCTACCGCCACGCGCAGCCTGGAACGCATTGAGAGGCACTTCTTTACGCGACAAGGGAGACGTGATTCTCCTGTTGCCGAATATAGCCTGTTTATTAATTGGTCGAGTCATTACTATATACCTTAGGGAGGATTCATACGCGACAGACCTTTCATGGCCGTCGAAAACGCGCCAAGTTCAGCACTAGTCTGGCTAACTCGAATAACCTGAGCGCCGCTCTCCAGAGCATTGATCTTCGCATCGCGTTCAATATTGCGGATAATAATAGATAAATCATGATCTCTGATAGCTACATCGTAACTAAATCCAAGAGATTCCCTATCAGCAGCAATATTTTGGGCCGCGATAAAGGCGTCTGAACGAGACTTCGCTATATCTTCATCAAGTTTCTGTTGAGCTTCATACACCTGAAGTTTCACCCGGGACTTTTCCAAGGCGCTACTTATAGAGGCATCTCTCGCCACCTCGGCAGTAGCTCCACCACTAGCATGCACTCCGGCCCCAGCAGCGCGGGCACGTACAGTGCTGACATCCTTTGCAGCTTCCCTATCTCTTTGAATAAGCAATATGCTAGCTTGCTTTTCAAGAAGATCTGTATTGTCTACATAGCTCTTCTCATTCGCTGAAACAGCAGACAAGACCTCCTGCTCTCGCCTATCTATAGTCTGAAAATCAAGAGTTGTCTTATCTCTCAAAGCAACCGCAGACTCCACATCTGCAATTGCCTCTATTTCCGCAGCTGCTTTTACATGCTCTATCTGCTGATAGCCGCTTGCAATCTCTACTCCAGCAGACTTCTCAGCAGCCTTGCCCGCCTTATAAGAGCTATAGGTACTAGTAGCAAGAGCAGTAGCGGCTATAATAGTTGCAAATGCTACCATAAAATTATCCCTCGCTTACATTCATGCCCATAATAAGGGCCGTAAGATTAAAGGGGAGAGGCTGTGTGCCGGATATTGTAATGTTTCCGTCACGATCCCAGCTATCATCCGGTGTATAGCGAACAGTCCCAGTGAATAATGGCAAGGCATTCCCCATATCGTCGGCAGACGATCTATAAATAATACTATCACTATTGATAAGACCGCCACTGGAGGCTCTAAGATACAGCACAACTTCATGTACCCGTCGTAGCCTGGAGAGCGCTGCTCCTGCCTGTGCACCGAACTCTGGCGGTAGTGTGGTCAGTGTATGCGTGTAGGGCAGGCCAACCTGCGCAGAGGCTCCAGCAGGGGATATGGCAATCGCAGCACTGGAGACAATCTTATCAGGCTGTGGGGCGTCAGCTACTTTCACTGCCACCGTTTCACCCTCAAGATGGGCAAGGCCCGTAAGGCTAGAGGTAGAACTACCGGCATATGTAAGGGTGGAGTCAGTGTTCAGAGTCGAGTCAATGTACTCCACATACCTTTTGGTAGCGCCATTGATGGTCCTCTTCACACCTAACCACACCTGATCCACGTAAATACCTGCTGTAATATCCTTAGGAATGACAGCGATGCTCTCAACAATCGCAGCCGTCTCGTCCGTTGTGACTAGCCGCACGGTGTCCGATATGCTCAGTGCCGTCGGTCCTGTACCAAGCCTTTGAGTTTCGGTGATGGTTACTACGTTCGCTGCTGGATTAGCTACCGTGAAATCACTATGAGCATTGACGGCAGTGTAGATATTATCTGCCGTCGTATCGTTGGATTCATTAGGACGCCAGCCATTTGTAGTCGCGGGTGCGGCCCCACTTGTGACTTCTGAAGTAAAGGTCACCGTATCACCATTAGACTTGGTGATAACAATGTCCGTTCCCACAGCTATATTCGCATAATCGGTCACGGTTATGGTTGCTGAACCCGCAACCCCACCAATGGTATGAGCGTGCCATGCCTGTATCTTCTGATCAGGCTGGTAGGTAATTGCCGCCAACGTGCCGCTAGACAATACAGCCCAGACGATAGGATCTGGTGTCCGTTGAGCATCAAAATGAGTGATTCCGCCAGACGTTATGTCTTCTGACAGGAGGGTCAGATCTGGAGCCTGGAAACTATCAGTCAGGAAATCGAATGTGACTTCATGCATCTTCTCACCGCCACGCTGGACAAACAGCAAGGCATTCTTAATCGGTACAGGCTGGATTCTCGCAGACCCTTCGGACGTTTGCTGACGCACAATAACATTGCCAGGAGTGATAGCCGCTCCACTCGTGCCTCTAACCTGCCATTCAGCCCCCACAGTCCCTATGAATAGAGAGTTCCTGGCCTGACTGAGCCACTGGATGATGTTGACCTTGTTGGCGGCAATCGTGAAGGGTATTGGATCGTCGTCATTAGCGCCTGGAGTAAAATTCTCGTAGTCATCCACCTTGGATATCCAGACCGTCTGCGGCCTATGAGTCGAGCCAGCAAGGCATAAACGCTGTTCAAAGAATGTTATGCAGCCAGGGTACCCGCGCTCTATGGAGAAGGCACCCTCCCGCCAAGTCGTAACAGCGGACGTGCCGCCTAAGGTCGATACCACCGTAGCGGTAACGTGAGTCGTATCCGTGAACCCGGTAACCTTCGCATACCCGGTCGTACTATTGGTAATACGGAAGAATGCACCAATATGACTCGCGGTAAATATAGCAACGGATGCAGTCAACGTGACGCTTCCCGTTGTCGCTGACGAGGCTATGGTCGTTGCCGTATCGTTATCATCTAGGTAGGGGCCATCGACAAAGACCACATCAGACAATGTAAAGGATGTGGCTGAATTACGGACTAGCTGACGTGGCGGATGGGATCGATGGACGATATACAGAATATCAGCAGACTGGGCAAACTGTAGATCGTCTAACTGAGCATCCGTATATGTCGTAGTTACCTGCACGGCAGACCCAGAGACAACCTGCGCAGACTGTGCGTAAAAACGAATGTAGTTATGCCCGAACTCAAGGCAGTAGGCATTGGTATCTGAATACTCAAAGGGGACTAACCGGAACTTCCTATCCGTACTGGCAGCGGAATCCTTACCCTCTGCGACATACATGGTTCCGAACCGACGCCCAGCACCGCCTTGCGGGTAGACAACCATATTAGTCAGCTTCTTCAGGGAGTTACGATAGCTCTCTATATCCACTCGGCCAAAAAGTCGGGGACTTATCTGGCCTCCAGTGAAGTTAGTCTGTATTGCATTTACGCGGGCCATCAGCCACTCGTCCACTTCCTCCAGTCGGAGGAAAAGTCGGTGCCAAATCTAACCGCAGAAAAATGATCTGAATTAATGTCAGGAGGCGCGCCCTCTTGCCCGTCCATCATGCGGCCCTCCCTCAATGTAATCCGAAATGTCTGTAGAAGATCCGTCTGCTTCTGAACTGATCCAGTAATACGATAAGCTATGGTGTGCGCCAGCTTCAAAGCAATCACATCAATAAGAAGCGGGTCCATCTCACCAACATCAGCTATGCGACTGATATATCTGATATTTACCGTACTCTGATCTGCCATTATGAGACGGCCTTCGACCGTCCATTCCCTGTCATCCAGATTCTCCACCTCAAGAATCCGTAGGCAATACGGATCGGTGGGTAATGTAAATTGATAAGACCACTCCCAGGCAGGGGAGTCGGTCAATGCAGCTAAACTAGCCCTGACTATGGACGAGTTCCATGGATGCATACGGAGCACTTGATCCCGACAATCCGCGTAGTGAGCATTACAGGCTCTGGCTCTATCGGTATTATCAGTAAGGGCAGTTATTGAACTGTCGCCAAGATACGTCAGTGCAAGATTGCAAATAGCCACTTCCGAGGCCGCCATTCAGACTCTCCTTTAACAGAAGGCGTGGGGACAGGACTGCTGGCCTGCCCCCACTCTCCGACTGCACCGAATTAACAGTGCCTGCATTACCGTCTTTCGACAGTAATTATCTAGTCAACAACGTAGAGTATCTGCAATTCCACGGTTCCCGTACCTGCGGCACCACCCATGGTGACGGTTACAGGATAACCAGCGTAGTTGGCATCGATCACGCTGTTTCTGCCGAGAGCCGAAGTGGCTGCGACAGCAACAGTTGTAATCGCGGTTGACGCAGCGGCAGCAAAAAACTCATCTGCGTCCAAGACAACAGCCGTGCCAGCAGCATTGGTATAAGCTCCGTGCCCTACGGACAAGGTTGTAGAACTAGCCATCGCATCGTGAGTTAGCGTCCCTTCAAGGACTCGCGCCCCGTCAGGAAGGTTAAACATCTCAATGACATCACCGGAAGCAAGGGATGCAGCTTCGTATAATGCGTATTCAACACGAACCCTACCGCCACTTTCATTTGGCTTGATCTTCTTAGACGGCGTGGTTTGATCCCAAGACGTCTTTTGCACTGAGTAGACAGTAGCCATGATCTATCTCCCTCTACTCGTTACATGCAATTTGGACTATCTTCTCTTCCTCAACGCGAGTTGCGCCAATGGACATAGAAAGATAGACCTGAGTTGCATAGCTTTTGTCATCACGTTCCGATACACGGCTCGTCACATCATCGCCAATGGCAAGACCAATGGAAGATGGTACGAAAGCATAGGCCAGACGACTTGGTGTTGCGTCTGTGGCCAAGCGTTGCGAACGAATGAAGGTGAACCCGGCGAAATCCGAGATCTCACCTTGCGCCAAGGCTTTGACGGTATTGTAATCAGAAGATTTGACTTCAGTCGTATTAAGCAAATCACTAATTTGTTTACCGGCGCAGACAATGAACATCTGCTCACTGTCGTCAACCTCGTTAGCCCACAGGATTTCCTTAGCGGAAAGAATTTTCGCTACGGTAAGTCCCGCAGAACCATGAGCAACCTTCTGACCTGACGGGAATGTAACGGCACTAGCCGAGTCATCCTCATCAATAGCATAAGAAGAACCGCCCATGGCAGTAATGATAACGTCATCCATTTGACGACCCATAGCCTGAGAGGCGTTTTTCGCATAGCGAGATTCAGGGTCAATCATCATGCGGATTACGTCCTGCCGATCAATCAAATCAGCCCATTCGTAATCATCCATTGTAACCCGACGCCTCGAGTGAGGGGTCGAAACTAATGGGGTATCCGAATGACGGCTGGTCCGCTTTACAACGGCAGTTGCACCAATTCGCTCATAAAACCCGGATTTTCCTTTAAGGAAATCAGGATCTACGCGAACAGCACCACGCAGTCGGGAGTCCCGCTGCTGTGATAGCATGATCACATTGTTTTTGAATTGCTCTACATGAGCAACTCCAACTTGAGTGGACATAGCATCCTCCAACAAGAATTAAAAGGTTCCTGCCAAAGGTTGCCCAACTTATGTCGGACCTCAGACTTGCGCTACGTGCGCCGCCGAGCGGGTTACCGCCATATATCGGGCCTAGAAGGTTATCCGATAGTGCAAAATGCCATCACGGATGAATTAGGTCAACTCTTTATTTAGTTGGAGGAGCGCCAGCAAATTTTCTCGCGCGTTTCTCATCCAGTTTTAGCTTGTCGCGCGCATACTTCAGCTTTCTCTCGTACAGATCCCTTGCTTTTTTGTATGCAACCTGCTTTGCCGTTGCTTTAGGGGCCATCTGTCTGTCCTTTCTGAGTCTTGCTAGTAGACTTCATTAACCAGTTAAAATAACTGTCGGCAGTAGACTTAAAGTCTATTTTATGGCTAACGGATGCGCCCTCTACAGCTAGTTTAAGAGCCGCGACACGCATACTTAAACGATTGTCCGCACAGTCACTGCACGTCATTCCGATAAATCCTCAAGTTCCTGCAACATTGCAGCAACACGATCCACTTCACTATTGTGATTCGGATCTCGTCCATTCAGGTAGGCCCCCTTAGAATCGTGCCGTAGGGCCTTCAGTTCTGATTCAATTTCAGCCCGCCTATCTTTCCCACCTGATGCCGAGCGGGCTCCAGAAGTAGTATCTTCTCCCATGCGGGAGCCAATATCGGCTATTGCCTTTGCAAAGTCAGCGTTCGTCAAAGCGACCTCCATAACCTGATCACGTAAATGATCTGGGAAAAACCTATTAAGTGCAACACTAACGGATTGGGTGTGGCTGTCATAGTCACTACCCCAATCCTCTCTGAGCTTCTCGGCAGCAACCTGCTTCGCTGTCGCGGTCTGCTGTTGAGCAGTGGCAATCTGGGCCTCTGAAGTCCTGGCATACCAATCCATTAGAGTGGAAGCCTGCTTCTGGTTAAGGCCGCTGGTATGAGCCGCTGTCCGAAAGCCGTTAATCATATCATCCGGTATAGTGAAGTCCTTTGGAGCCTTCACCCCCGAGAAGTCATAGCTATCTGACTGTTCTGGCCTGCCCAACTTGGTGTAGAATTTATTCAAATCATCCTGGGTAGCCAATTCCCCGGGAACCTGAACAGAGGTTCCGAGCCTTTTCTGAGCATGAATATGGCTTTGTGCCAATTCATCGACAGACTTGAAATCTTTTATCGACCCGTGGTCCCTATTCTCAGATGAGAGTCCGTCTGTCCAGCGAGACTCTGGCGCTGAACCGGACGACTCGGATGACTCGGACGATACGGAAGGCTGGGCTTCGTTAGAGGATGTTTCGACAGACTGATCACTCATCAATTAAGCTCTCCAAATCATGATTTGATCCATGTTTCCTGACCATGGTCCGTATATGCAGAAGGACTGACCGCGCTCCCTCTTTGAAGGCTGTCTCATACGGATCTCCACGAACAAAACTGCTACGTCTTTGATACTTAGAAACCAAGTTTTCAAGGATAATGCGACCTGATGCGCCGTCAAATACCCGCGCGTAGGCGCTGGCCAACTCTTTCTCTGTAACTTGTTTCAGTCTCATGCCCCTTCTTCGGCCTGCTCGGCAGACACCGCTGCTGCCTTCTGCATAGAACCTTCAGCTTCTGCCATGGTCTTCGAATCCTGCGCTCCAGCCGATTGGAACTGCTGCTGAGCCATGGCTTCAGCCTGTTGCGCCTGTGCCTGACGCTTTTGCAGAACAATACGCTCTTCTACCATTACAGCAGACGGCAAATCGTGGTGATCATGTAGCCAACGCACGGCTGCATCTCCATCAATAAGATCAAGAACTTCTGGCTTCATCTGAGCAACCATCCCAATTTCCTGTAGAAATGTCATAAATGCATTAATTTCAGACTGCTTCTGAGCACGGGATAGCGGGCCAACATAGCGTATGCTTATCTTTAGAGGATCTCCCATGGCAGCAGGCGGGGGAGGGATTGCCCCGCGACGGGCCATCGTCTTAAAGGCACGCATAATAATGGGCTCAAGCAATTCGCGCTCTAGCCTGCCAAGCGTAGGACCAAGAACACGCTGCATAAGATCGTAACGAACCTGGATCTCGGTCGCAGTCATCTCAGCAGATCCGCGATTCGGAAGCTCTAACTGATCAGCAAAGAAGGCTTGCCGAATTGTATTCCGGTATTCCCCCAGCTTGATCTGGTTGAAGTTCATGTTGGCACTGCTCTGGAATGGCCTGATAGACCGATCAACATCTCGGACAATCGTAGGCTTGCCGGGACGCATGTTAACTTTACCGATCACACCGTCATCCTCGACAAGGATCGGAGGATCAATCGTCTTGGCCCAGGCATTCAACTCAAGGCGAGTCGCCTCATTCAATACCTCAATATCAGCAAGAGCCGTATCTCCTGGCCCTCTGCCGTACATATCGCCGGTGCTCTTGCTCCAGCGCGGTACTGTGAATGGGAACTCTTGATAGCCACCTTCTCGGATAATTTCTTCCTGACCCCGATCAATCCAACACGATTTAAAGGGCATCTTGGCCGCATCTTCAGTGTACTCATCATCACTGCCGCCTGCGCGAGGCATAACCCAATGTAGAATTTCGAATTGATCAAGCGGACTTTTGTCTATAGCGGAAAGATGGTCCCTGGTCATGGAAGATTCGCCAAACTTATCCCTAATCTGACGGGCCGTCATCATATGCTTAATACATACAGAGTCTACCTGACCGTTATGGTCCTCTTCCATCAAATAAGACTGTATTGGATGGGACGTAAATACCAGACCAGCGTACTCTTCCCCAGGAGACGCAGACTCTTCTTGTACCATGCAGCCTGTGCCAAATGCAGCCAAATCAAGATAAAGTTCATGCACCTGGGAATGAAAATTAGACGAATTCAGTTCCGCCCACATGACACGCGCAACATCCTGTAGATATTGCTTTATCTGTGGATTGGCATCCATTTCTAAGTCGCCAGTTTCCAGATCGAACCACTGAACAGCCTTTGATGTAAGCGTACCATGCAGAGAAGCGGCCAACATATTAAGAGATTGCATGCCGACCGAAGCATACCGCTTCTGATTACGGCCCTCGCCACGGCTTCTCTTGGTAATGATGTCGTTCTTCCTGGGAAGGATGAAGTCAGCAATGCGCTGCCAGTCCTGCTCCCAGTTATACCGCTCACCTTCCAACGCTTCGGCCCGCGCAATGAGTTCGCCTGCTGTATAATTATATGCCATTAGAGACTAATCCCCGAGGAAAGGGTGGGACGGAACAAGTTTGCAGAGCCGAATGCGCGATCTCTAGCAGAAGTAGTTCTAGATCGCCTGAAGCTACTCCCTCTTCCTGTGGGCGAGAGGACAGACAGAGGAGTGGTTGCTCCTAAGTCCTCGTCTACACCCAGAACTGCTGTGCTCAACCCTGGTATAGATATTAAGGGTGTCGTGGCGCTGGTATCCAAGAAGGAACTAATCGTAGAACCGATGGCGGCTGTAGAAGGCGCAGCTTGTGCAAAAGACTGCGAAGCAGGCGTCACGGCAGACATCCCCGCCAAGGTCGCCTCGTCAGGCCCGCCTATATCGGCATTGCTCTCGCCAATTGAGGCGGTTCCGCCAATGCCACCAATGGCCGCGCCTATATCGCCAATGGCGTTCGCTATCCCAGAGGGGTTAGCTTCAGTCCCCATAATGGACTGTTCTATATCAGTCATAACATCCGATATAGCGCCCATCCCTGGGACGCCCATCTGCTCCGCTAGACTCACCATTCCATGGCCAGCATGGGCACCGGCTAGACTGGCCATCATACCCATTGGCCCGGGCATCATCCCAGCAATACCAAACATGACATTTGTAAGTGTCGGATTAACCTGAGCGAAAGCCTGACTTGCTCGAACACTGGCAACAGTAGGCTGTGGGTTATTTATTGCATAACCTATGTTAGGGCTGGTCGATGGCTGGTTAATGGCCGTTATTTGCGCCACAGTGGCCGGATTTTCTCCATGATTTGCAGCCGTGCCCCCTGGCGACATGGAACCAATCCCGCCCATGGAGATGTCCTGGCCCATTACTGCAACAGCAGCAGCGTCTAGATCGTGGGCCTCATTGAGATCGGCCAGAGATCCGAAGGGCCCCTGGGCCGCCGTCTGAGCCAAGGCCGTATTAACAGCAGCTTGCGCCGTATTCGAATCGGTCGTGGTGCCGTAGGGCGTTGTAGTATTTTCAAGAGCAATCTGAACATCTTGCGGACTTGCAGTAGGATCTGATGTCTGGCCCATAGCCTCTTCTGCCGTCCCCGGCATGCCCGCACTTTCAGTCTCAGACAGAGTGTCGCTTCCTGGACCGCCCTGGACAGTGCCACCGCTGCCACCAGAAACGCCGGTATCGGTTGAAGAAGGAGCAGGAGCGGCGGGAGCCGCGCTCATTCCGAATCCCATTGTGTCGTCGCCCATAGCACCCGTAGCAGCGCCAGAAGATGCAGCTGGCGCAGCCGTTGACACGCCGTCTTCGTCAGCGCCTCCATCACCACCCCCGCCACCGCCGTCACACATCAGAGTCTCTTTGCATAAATCTCACCCAATCTAGAAAAGCCTGCACGAAGATAGGCATCTTGTGCGTGGCCTTCACTGGCTCTAAGGGAGTACCCAGAAAGAGCCTTCTTAACACCACGCTCTTTTAAATTATAAATCCACTGATCTAATAGCGCAACAGCAGCACCCTTACCACGATAAGGCTCTAAAACATACAGAACAACATCACTCGATACACGTTCACTAGACCATATAGGCGTAGATGTCCTGGCAACGTAGTAGCCAACAGGCATATGCCCATCTAAACACAGTAACGTATCCGTGTCTGGATCATCAATAGCCCACTCTAGCCAGCTTCTGAACTTCTTGGAATCAAAATCATGCCAGTCAAAGTGTGGAACAATCAGTTCTATCATCCCATCGTAGAATAAGGCTACGTCAGTATGGGTAGCATTGCGCACAACTAGGTCAGAGGACATGGTATTCCTCCATATTCTCCACTTCTAGCACTCTATCCATGTCAGATGGTGCCCTTGCATGGCGTACTGACATCACCGCATACCGAAGAGCGTCCATTAAATCATCCCGCTCCTTCACAATGCGGCCGTCTTTGCGATGGTACAGCCTGAATTCCTCCCAGAAGTCGCCCAAATGTGACGCAATCTTCAGCTTTCCTGTCTGCATACGGTTCAATACGTCCGCAATACCCGCCTCAACGGAGTAGTCTCCACTCGGATACATGGTCCTTTCGCGCAACATCTTGACCCCATTGTCGCTATAGAGGTCTTTTATGGTGCGTCCGGCTGTCCTATCATGCTTCAGACCATCATGCGGCCACGCCACATAGCAGCCATTCGCCCTATCCCGTATAGCAGCGGCGTGAACAGCAAGCGGTTCCTTGGATCGCCTATAGGAATCAGACACATAGATGACATCACGGTCCCTATCCCAACGAATAAAGACAGCAGAGGTCGGATGATCCCAGTCGCCAAAGTCAACTGCCCCCAGAGTAGCCCAGTAATCCGGCATTCCGCCGCCAAAGTCGTTCAAGGAGAAGCTGATACGCTCCTCTGCTATTGGATAGACGCGGCCTGAGCCCAGCATCGGGATGCCCTTGGTCCTGGCGTCCCGCTCATACTCAGGATACTGCGATAAAATACGCTCCTTCATGCTCTCACTCATGTGAGGCGCGTCATCAAGGGTCATATTAACAATGTATCGATGCTTGGCAGCGTCATCAGAAGGCTGCAAGTAGCGGGTGACCACCCGGCTCATGCCCAGCAGCGGCGTAAACGTGACAAAGACCATGCCAGCAGTCGCATTAACCCTGGTCAGCCCTTCTGTATAGATCTCTTCAGGAGGCTCCTCATCATACCAGACGAAATCAAGGGTCTGACCCTGCCATTTCTCGCGGCCCTTCTCGTAGGACTTGAACCAGATATGGCTATTACGCCCTGATACGTGCTCAACAGTCACACTATCGACAGCATCCGGTACACCGCGCGCCATCTGAATATCAACGATATTCTCTGCCGGTATGGAGCCAGTGCCGAATTCCCTGCGTACACCAAGCAACAGACGTTGTGGATTATCCCGTGTACTCTCGGAGG